GAGCTTGCATTTGTTGTTGTTGCTGCTCTTGTTCTATTTGTTGTTTTTGTTTTTGTCTCAGCTTTATAAACTGATTAGCTAACTTGATATTTTTGATCTCTCTAATGTCAATAGCATCGGATAAAGCAATTGCTCCAGTCTGTAAGGCTATCTGAACGTTCTGTTCTAAAGTAGCTTTGTCTTCATCTTCTGGCTCCAACTGTAAGTGAATCCCAAAGTCGTGAAGCTGTAAACCAGCTAATTCTTCTAGTACATTACTATTAAAGGTTCCTATTGAATTCAACAATGCATTCCTTGTCATTGGATTAGATACTAAATCCGCTACTTTTAAACTAATGTTTTCACATACTCTTAATGATACATATAATAAAGAATCCATCAAGTGTCTTGTAGCTGTATTTGAAGCGTTAGCTGCCATTTTCTGTAAACCAACTAAAGCATCTTTGTCTGGTTGGCTACCATCTCTTGCTTCGTTCAATCCGGTTACATCTCTAATCATTTGTAAGTAGTACTGGTAAGTACCAATAAGACTCTGTATTTTTGCTTGGCCTGAAGAAGAAGATAATTCCTGAATAGGAACTTTACCTGCATTCATTCCACCGTCTTGCGTTAATGATCTACCTACAATGGATCCAGTTTGGAAATACATATTCAATGCTTCCGCTGGATTGTAGTTTGTACCATTACCTAAATCAACTTCAGATAAACCGTCCATATCTAAGAACACCCCATCCGGAACTATTCTAGATAGTACTTGCTGTAGCTTAAGGTGTGTAATCTGGATCATATCAGCAAAACCTGTTATTCTACTAACAATAGATTCGATACGTCCTTTATACATCTTAGGAGCTGCGATACAATAGTTCATTTCAACTTTTGTAGTATCAGCCATTGGTCTAGTCATGTTCTCTGCTAGTTTCCACTCCAACATATGGTTATTACCTAAAACCTTCGCTCCGGTATATAAAACCTCTATTGTTCTTGAAACTCTATCAAAGTTATCATTCTCTGGAGGATTAAATGCATCCGTCTTTTGTAATGTTTTTTCTAAACCTTGTTCTGTTCTTTTTATTTTGAATACTTGGTTCATATAAGTTTTGTACTCAAAGTACATCACCTGAACTGTATTTTCATCATAATTACCCCAACCAGTTATGTATTGAGAATTACCAGGCATATTCTGGATCTTCTGCAGTTCTTCTTCTGATATATCTGGGAATTGTTTCTTTAATTCTGAAATTGGTATTGATTTAACTTCACCGACATAATATATATCTTCGAAGTTTGGATCTTCTGTATATGAATAAACCATATAAGCAGGATCAACATAATCTATTTTAAGACCTTCAGTTTTGTCAAACCTAGTCTTAGTAGCTGTAATACCTATTACTGTTAAATCGTGTGCTAATCTCTTCTTTATTTGTTCGTACTTGTTTGCAGCTAATACATTATTGATAACTTCCTCTTCCGCTATCTCAACTGTTTGTTTATAACTCATTTGCATGTACAACTCCAATTCTTCTTGGCTAGCGGGCATTTCGTCCGGGTTAGCTGAGTTATAGAGGTCTACACCTAGGTCTTGTTTAAAACCTTCTAAAAAACCTGCTGCGTTTATATCCCTTAATATACCTGAAGCATAATCACTTTTTTCTTTTCTTGAATGAGGATCTTGAGCTTGAGCTTCTATATCGTAAGACTTATTAGTCATACCATTTGCGACAATATCAACAAACTTAGATATAACTGGTACAGGTGTCCAATCTAAATTAAGATAAGACAAATCACCGTTAATAGATAATTCATTCTTATATTTCTGTATACTCTGCTCTCCACGAGCATATAACCTTAGCTGATGAAAGTTGCTGTAACTTTGAGCATACCTGTTACCAGACCTACCTTCTTGGAACCATTCGCTTTCAATAGCTCTAGCTACTTGAGTACCGTACTCCCATGACGCCTTCTCCTCATCACTAACGACTTGGCTAGGGAACGAACTATTATTGTTAGTCTGTACTTTCATTTATTATATCATTTTTGATGATGTCCCAGTATTATTGTACTTCTTTATACCGAGGTTTATACTCTTATATTCTTTGATTGCAACTGGTGTATACCTGTTCTTGTTACAAGCCATTAAAGCTAAACCAGAACTAATGGATGCATCGTGTTTTGTTCTATTGTTAATATTAAATCTCGCCCAGTCTTCTAATGTTCTCTGGAAATACATATCACCATAACCTTGCTCAGTCATTCCAACATGTGAATTAATATATGTTTCTATTGCGGCAGCGTGTGCTTGCTTGATGTCTTCACTTGAATTGGGTATTCCACCAATATCTTTTTCTGTTACAGACAGTTTATTCCAAACTTTATCAGGTCTATTCATAGAGTAACCCCTATAACCTCTTCGCTTAAAATGGTATAACAATCTAGGTTTGTTATTCTCACATAATATAGGCATACCGTAAAATACACAAGCCATTAATACATCTTCAAAGAATATCTCAGCTGTCTGAGGTCTAGATATATATTCTAAAAAGAAATGGTTTGGTGGTACATCTTCCATACTAAACTTAGTTAATCCGTGTAAAGCTCCATTAGATCCTCTACCATCAACTGTTCCAGAGATATCGTAACTATCGCAACCAAAAGCACCCGTGTGCTCCATACCGGGAAACTTAATTCCGTTCTTTACTAGTACTCTATTCTGAAGATCAAAGGGTGGTACCCAGGAAATCCTAAATCTACCATCTTTATTAGGTATAAATAAAACACGTGAATCTAAAACTCCATTCTCCCACTGAAAACTACCAGTAGTAACAACAGAAGTGTTTCTTAAATCACCGTTATAATCTATTTGTTCGTATATTTTTGTTAAATTAAATAAAGACTCTTTAGCTTCATCTCTGAAAGCGTGTTCCTCTGTTCTAGGGAACTGTCTATAAAATTCATTTAAACCATCTTGGTCATTCTTTAATCCTTCAACTTCATTCTGCCAAAATTCAATAACCCCAATTTTAATACGATCGCCAAAGCTATCTACTACTTTTTCTTCGGGTGTATCGAATACAGGAAATCCATAAGAATCAATGTATCCTTCGTAGTTCCATTCCATAGGTATGAACAAAGAATATAATCCTGAGCTAGTCTGACCGTTGCGGTTCCTTCTTTCAACATTTGACTCATAGTATAATTTCTTGTAGTTACTACCTCCCTTATCTAGAGCATTTGATGTTGAACCCATCATGCACTTACCTATAATTCTTGAACCTAATCTTAGACATGTTTTTGTAACACGCCAGTTGTTTAATATATTATTAGGTCTTTCCCATTTTCCACTTTCATCGTGGACGAGGAGTTTAAGCTTCTCCCCATCATAGGAGTTATCACCGGTGTTCTTCCAGTCGATCGTTGTGTCCAAACCTTCAAGTTCCTCCGGTTTATCGGAGCTGACGATACTCCGTCTAGTAAGCTTACTGGCGGGTACTCTATAAGCGAGCTCCGTCTTCGGCCTGTCCATACCGTCCTGGATCGGTTTGAAAAAGAAGGGATAATTAACCGATATCGGTACCACCTTGTCTGTAAACATCTTCTTAGCATCTGGTCCTGACTTAGATAAAATACCGAACCTTGCGTCAGATGATATTGTTGCCATATTGACGGTCTCTCCTGAAGCCATGAATGAAAACCCTGAACGCCTGTTCTTAAGGTAACACATTCCGTAACACCTCGTGTCTGCTTTACAAGCTTCCCAGAATAGGAAGAATAAACGGTTTGCCTCTCGAAAGTCTGGTTGCCCAACGTCAATCTTACTCCACTGCAAGTACATATACTGAGTGCCAGTAATATAAGTAGGCTTGTCCTTATTATAGAACCAATAACCTTTTTCACGTCTTTGGAATTCATCGTCAATATACCCATACCAATCTTCTTTAAATGAGTTCGGATACTTTTCCCAATCAAAAATAGTTTTAATATTCTTTAATTCTTTAGGATATTCCGCAGGAACCCATTGTTTACTTTTATGTTTTACAACGTTCTTCTCAGCAGGTAATGCTATCTTAAGATCCTGAATTTGGTATATTTCCCCAATTTCACCAGTCTTACTGATAACAACCATATCGTATTCCTCATTGTATCCATACTCCCATTTCTTAAACTTGTTCTTCTTGTCTAAGACCTTAGGTCTAATATGGTCAACTAATACGCTGTATAGTGTTTGTTGATACATTATTTAGATTTAGATCTACCTTCAGCAAAACCACCAAAAGCTTTCTTCTCTTTTTTATCCAGAGGCTTATCATTTAATAAGTTCTCTTCGTCTTCGATTCTTTTAAGAATTTCAAATGCATCGAAAATTGCAAGTTTCTTAGTTGCTGCAGCATTTTTTAATTTGTCTGCACTAAGATCTTCACCGTTATCATTGCCAACAATCGGTTCTTTAGCTACTTTAATTAGCTCTAAGACTGCCGCTTGCCCAGCTAGGATTATATTTTCTTTCGTTTCCTTGATGTTCATATTCGATTACAATATCATTTGATTTCATACAGTACAATCTTTCGTTATCAATGACAAATTCAAATTCTCCAAATGGTGTATAACCAACTAGATCCCCTGGATTGATTCCGATAGCTTTTAATGAGCTATTACCGTATTTTAATATTCCTATAAGCTTTCTCTCTTTATCGACTGTAAGATTGTTATTATCTACAATCGGATTTATAAAGCACCTGTCTCCAAATGCGTTCCACTTATCATTCTGTTTATATAAATAAACTTGATCTGGTGAAACGAAATACATACCATCTATAAATTTAGATCTGCTGTCTTTTTTTCTACCTTTCATATCGTAGAAAACTCTAAATACATTGTGGTGTATAATTACTATATCACCTACTTTTATATCTGAATTAAATGCAATTGGTAATTCCACTACAACAGCTTGATTACTAACTGATTTAAAATCCTCTATCTTTGTATTAGTTATTAGACTCTTATCCTTACCTATTTTAACCTCGTTATCGTATCTACCGTTTATAGGTTTGACAATAAAATCAAATAGACTTTTCATTAATAAGTTAAATCGTATTC